ACCTCGATTACTCTTTACTAGATCTGAAACTAGGACACAATCAAAACTCAAACTTACACAACACACAACATGTGTCTCAACAACATTAAACCAACGAACCTCGTATTCCTCGGAAAACACCCGATGAACCACAGAACTCGCCGCTTTCTCAATAAGCACACTCGTACCTCAAAGAGAGAAGAGGAATTTATTTCTCGTCTCACCCGCAAGGCTATCTATAGCATCTGCCCCCCGGCACTCGCTAAGCAAGCTATTCACGGATATCGCCGATCCACAACCGATCCCGACTCTGGAGAACAAGACTTCAAGAAGACTGACCTTCCCTATCACGACGTACCCCGCGACTTTCTACCGAAAGCAAATTCTGGCAAGAGTACATTCGTCAAAAAGCAAGCGAAGATGACCTCGACAACGACAGGCTCACTTTCCACAATCTCTACAATGAGATCTTCCACATCAACAGGCAACTCGTCCATGACATCAAATATGGCCGTAAACCCTTCTGGAACGACAATGGAGAACCCGTCCCGTACGAATTCACCTACTTACACTCGCGCGCTCACATGGTAAAAGAAGACAAGCCCGACAAAATTCGAGCCGTTTTTGGAGTCCCCAAACTCCTATTAATGGTCGAAAATATGTTCATCTGGAATATCCAGAAAGATCATCTCAATCGTCCGCTTGGTACTTCGCCCCTTCTCTGGGGTTATGAAACAATCAGAGGTGGATGGCAAAAGCTAATCCGCACCTTGATTTCCAAACCTTTCAACATGATCATCTCTGCTGACTGGAGTGGCTTCGATCACAAAGCCCTTCATGAAGTAATCGACGATGTTCACGACATCTGGAGATCCTGGTTCGACTTCGATCAAGGCTACGAGCCCTCGAAATCCGACACTCATGATTATACCGACACAAAATCTCGCGAAGAGCAGATTGACCGTCTTTGGACTTGGATGTGCCATGCAATTAAGCACACACCAATCAAAGCCGAATCTGGCAATATGTATCAATGGCTATGGAACGGAATCGCTTCCGGTTACCAACAGACCCAGCTACTTGATTCTTTCGTCAATGCAATCTACCTTCTCACCTGCCTTTCCTCCCTTGGCATCAACATCGAAGGAGAACACTTTCAAGCGTTCTTCCAAGGTGATGACTCCATCTGCGCATTTCCCGAAATGATCGCTGACAAGAAAGCATTTATCGAGAAACTCGCAAAAGAAGCAAAACGCCGTTTTAACGCCGACCTATCCTCTGACAAGACTACCTACGGAGATACGACCGATGACGTCGAAGTGCTATCTTATGGCAACCGTTCTGGCATCGCAACCCGCGACCCCGCTGAACTACTCGCCCACCTCCTTTACCCGGAAAGACCCCGCAAAGCTGGCGAACACGCTGCAGCCGCAGCTGGTATCGCACAAGCCGCTATGGGATGTTCTCGCAACGTCTACGACGTATGCAAGGATGTCTACAACTTTTTGGTCAACACTATGGAGATAGAACCGCAATGGAAAGAGTATGATTCGAACAGGATCACACCTTATTCAATGCATGTTCAGGAATTCCCTTCCTTCCAGCAAACTTTTATGCAAAATTTTGACATTAGAGTTAGAACTGAGTCAGACCGCCAACGTCTCTGGCCCACTCGCCCAACTGGCAATGGATTCCATTTCACCAAACCCTGACCCACCACAGTGGTATTTGGCTTTTGTATTATTTCAAAAGAAAAAAAAAATAAATAAAA